TACAAACATGGGGTGCAAGAAATCTGAATCTTAATAGTCAAGGCAATAACACAATTATTAATAGCGGAAGCGGTAAAGTATTAATTGGCACCACCACCGACGCCGGGGATTACAAACTCCAAGTTTCAGGGAATGCATACGTAACGGGCGGTGCAATACTCGCTGCAAGTTCGGGCAATGTGGGTATTGGCGGTACACCAAGTTACAATTTGGATATATTAGCATCGCAGCCACAAATGCGGTTAAACGCAACTACGGGTACAAATTATAGTTTGTATCGGGCGCAAAATTCAGGCGGTACTCTTTTTATTGGATTAGAAAATTCAGCGGGTTCGGGTCTTTCAACAGGGGCGGCATATTCAGCGAACATATACCATTCAGGTGCATATCCGATTATATTTCACACAAACTCAACGCAGCGGATGCGTATAACAAGCGATGGGGAATTACTCATCGCAACCACCACCGACGCCGGGGACTACAAACTCCAAGTTTCGGGGAATGCTTACGTAACGGGTACAACGGTACTTGCTGCGACGAGTGGGAATGTGGGGATTGGTACGGCATCACCCGGTCAAAAACTTGATGTGGTTGGTGCTATAAAATCACAGCAACCGTTGTATCCGCAATTAATTTTGACCGAAACAACTGCAAATACAAACGCAATAATGTTTTATGATGCGGGAGCAAGTACCAAGACATTGAGGTTTAGAGTGGGCGATGCAACGGATAGGGTTTCAATAACTGCAAATGGGGAGGTTTTGGTGAACACGGTTACTGACGCCGGGGATTATAAACTACAAGTTTCGGGGAGTGGGTACATAACAAATAACTTAATATTACCAAGCGGAAGTAGCAAAATTGGTATTGGAACTACAAATCCGCTATCGTTTTTACACGTTGGCGGTGGTTCGCAATCTGCAACAAATGGTGCAGCCACAAAGGCAGAAATTAGGGATGGAAATGCCGGAGGTCGTGCAGCTCTTTTAACACTTGCAACATCTTCCGGGTCTACAGTTGTGGAAGGTCAATTCGAAGCAGACGCGAGCGGTGCGGACTTGCGGGTAATTATTGGTTCATCAACAAATCATCCCGCGGTCTTTAGAACCAACAACACGGAAAAAATGCGAATAACAAACGATGGTATAATTTCTATAAATAACAATTCGCCAAACAGTTCCGCAATTTTGGATGTCACGAGCAACACACGCGGTTTCCTCCCGCCCCGTATGACAACCACGCAACGTAACGCCATATCATCTCCGGCAGCGGGGCTGGTAATCTACAACACGACAGACTCAAAATTGCAAGTTTATACAACGTCATGGACTGACTTACATTAACTTTATCACATGAAAAAATCAATCGGTTACGCAATCATTTTCGTTTTTGTTATGGCTATTATGTCGTTCACGTTACGTGTACAACAAGCGAAAGTGTACAAATTGGAACTAACAACGCAAGAGGTGCAAGTGATTTATGATGCATTGGGTGAACTCCCGGCAAAGGTGTCCGAAGGGATACGGGCGAAAGTAGCGAAGCAAGTCGGGGAGCAGAACGCAAACGGTACGAAATAACGAACGGAACTAATTATGGGCATGACGACGGAATTGGTTACGACAATTTTGATTCAGACGGCGACGTACGCCCTTGCGTTCTGGAAGTTCATCGACGGATTGCGGAGGAAGATTGCGGAATTATCCTCGCGGTTGCAAGTCATGGAAAAGGCGACAAACCTTCGGCTCGAAGCGGTCGAACGAAAGGACGACGAAATATCCCGTCGGTTGGATCGGATTGAATCTTTACTCATGGACATCCGGCTTGAACTAAAAGACAAAGCCGACCGCAATGGTTAAACATATCGCCGTTATATTGCTCATCATCTCCGCCATCGGCTGCGATCCGGTTCGTCGGGTGTTGGATGATCCCGCGCATCGTATCCGCGTCGCCGATCAATTGCTCCGCGACGGATTATGCCGATATGACACGCTCACGATCGTAAAGCGGGACACAATCATCCGAACCGACACGATCGACGAAATCGTCATATTCACGGATACCACCATTGAACGCGATACGGTGCGCATTGCGACGACGAAGTGGCGGGAGATAGTACGAACCGTAACAATCCGCGATACGCTGAAATTGACGGTAGTGGATGCGTCGGGGCGCGATGCGCATATCCGGCAAGTATCGGAACTCGAAGGGAGGCTCAAAGAGGTCGGAGATAGTGCGCGGCGTTACCGGACGATTACCGGGTTTCTATTGATCGCGCTCGTCGGATTGATTGCTTTAGCGGTACGTAAATAAAACCACATGGATAAAATTACACTCGAAAGGATTCAACTCCTACATCCAAAAGTCCGCGAGGAAGCCGGGGAGATATACGCGGAGATTTGCCAAGCGTTGACCGGGCGAGCGATGTGCCGCTTTGCGTTCACGCTCCGGACGATTGCAGAACAGAATAAACTATACGCCCAAGGACGCACGGCACCGGGCAAGATTGTCACCAATGCCCGAGGCGGATTGAGTTATCATAATTACGGGCTCGCGATCGATATCGTGTTGATCGTCGACACCAACAACGATGGGAAGTATGACACCGCATCATGGGATACGCGCTCGGATTTCGACGGAGATGGCCGGGCGGATTGGATAGAGGTTGTTCAGATCTTCAAGTCGTACGGTTGGGAAGCCGGAATCGATTGGAAATTCGTGGACGCTCCGCACTTTCAGAAAACCTTTGGTTATCCCGTCCGGCAATTATTCGCGATGCACACCGCCGGGAACGTAACAGCAAACGGATACGTCCGAATTTAGTACCTTCGCGAGATCTGACAAATCGAATAGTGTGTTTCATTACCCCCGCGCGTTTCCACGCCCGGGGTTTTTTATGAAAAAAAGTTTCGGAATTATTTGTTTATTGTTCCAAACTTGTTTTATATTTGTGGGAACAAAGCAAAAACGCACTATTATGAAAAAGTACATCGTCCACACCGCATCCGATTGGTCATTCGCAATCGCCGCCGCCAACTATCGCGAAGCCCTTGCAACGGGTCGCCGCATTTGCCGTCACTCCGGCGAAAAATTCACCCGCGTACGTATCGTAAAATGATTCCCAACATGAAAACGTACACGCAGATTACTCCGGAACTTGCTCGCGAAATGGCCGAAATGTCGGTATACATGGGATGGCATTTTATTTTCGATCACGAAGATGATTACGCCGACAATGAACATAGTTACGCGGTAGTTCATTCAGTACTCGGCGAGGGCAACGACGCGCGGTTGCAGGATTTCTGGTTTAGGCTTGTCGCCGATTGCGAAATGGAACTCGACGAGATGTGGGAGAAACTCCAGAACATGATCAAGCAGTTTATTACATTAATCACCACCAACCAAAACGATCACAAATGAAACGCATCATCACAAAGCAAGACATCACCGCCATCGGCATCACGCTTTTTATCATCGTATTCCCCGCCGTCGGGGTGGCTATTGTCGACATCATCGCCGAACTTTTAACCAAATAGATACACATGGAAATTCCAAAAGAAACGCTCGCGAAATGGCAACGGCTCTACGACCGGGGAGATGCCGAACAGATCTCCAAGATGGCCGGTGTACACAAAAACACGTATTTCAACACGATTTCGAAACGTCGCGGATCCCCGAAGTTGCTGAAAGTTATGTATGAATTTTTTGCAGAAAAGGAACGCATTTACCAAAAATTGCCATAAATTCACACAATCAAAACACACTATCATGTCCAACAAGGAACTCCAACAAAAGGAGGCGGCGGTCACCGCGTCCATCATCATCGACGGCGATCTTTCCCGTCTGCATCCATCTGACAAGGTCTTGTATTATCGCGGGTATTGCGAACGCCTCGGACTTGATCCATTTACAAAGCCGTTCGACTTGTTACGCCTCCAAGGCCGCGAGGTATTGTACCTCACCCGGAGCGGAGCGCAACAACTCAATAAGATGCACGGGGTATCGCATCAAATCATCTCGCGCGAACTCATGCAAGAGCCGGGGATATTTCAGGTCATTGCACGAGCGACACTCCCGGACGGACGGTTCACCGAATCAATGTCCGCCGTATCGATCGCGAACCTGAAAGGCGAACAATATTGCAACGCGCTCATGAAGGCCGAAACGAAGGCCAAGCGACGCTCCACGCTCGACTTGTTGGGGTTAGGCATCCTTTCAGAAGAGGAGGCCGTCACGCTCCCCGGCGAACGCGTGGAGATTGCTCCGCCAACGACACCAGATCCGGTCGAGGTGTACGCGGAGGAAGAGCAAACGTTCGATGTATCGAAGGCGGTGACCTTGCAATACGATAGCCCGGATGACATCGTCGAGGTGCTGAAATACTGCAACACCGTCGCACATCTTAATGCATTGTATCAGCACAACAAAGCGGTCGTCGAATCATCCGGCATCCGGCCAATGTTCAGCGATCGTAAAAAGTTCATTCAATCACAAGCATAAAAATGAAACACATGGAAACCAGAGAACTCGCGGAAATCCGCATCGCGGACATCGCGCCGACAAAGTTCGGAATCGAAATGATGGCCGATGCCATCGCAGAGGAAACTCTCGGCGGTAAACTCGATCCGCTCGCCGTCATGGTTCAAATGGCGGCACTCGAGCAACTCACGAAGGCGGTAAAGGATCGCATCGCGGAGGCGGCAAAGGAGCAACTATTCAAACATCCGAAACAAGTCGCGGAGATTGCCGGGGCGAAGTTGCAAGCGGTGGACGTACCGAAGTACGACTATCGTCACATCCCGGAGTGGCAAGAGTTGAGCGATGCCATCGCCGTCGCCACCGAAAAGCGTAAGGCGATCGAGGATGAAGAAAAGAAACTCCGCCGGGGTGAATTGCCCGTCTTGTCGGTTACACAATCACTCAAAGTAAACCTCGCCAAATGAATCAGAATCAACGAAATAAATTAGCGGAGGCGATGCGATTAATCCGTGAAGTCATGGCCGAAAACGGGAGCGAACAACTCCCGTTAATTCAACCGCCCGCCGTCGCCGATCTTAAAGGATTTTCTACGCCCGTGAAAGAATTGGCGGGGGTGTTATATCGTACCTTTGGCATGAACTCAATTAATCCGAAAGATTCACGGGTACCGAAGATGCAGGCCGATACCGGAATGATGCGCATCGATAATTTTCTCACGACAATGAAAAGCAGGGACATTGTAGAAATTACTTATCATGCACATCTCGGAACACAACGCAAACGGGTGGCATCATTCCGGTTCATCAAAACTATTCCCCAATGAAAACGGCCGACTCTCCTCTGGATCGCGCGATCTCAAAAATGAGGTCGCGCATCCTTCAGGCACCGATGGGGTGGAAGAAAGACTACATGATTGAGGTCATCGAAGAACTCGAGAAATTCCATCAGTATCAATGTGAATACGAGCAATCAATTTTCGTCCAAGGATTCGCGGACGGTTACAAAACAAGACAATCTAAATATCATGGGACAATTGGTAATTCTAAAGGTGAATTTATCGTCGGTAAACAAGGAGCATCTATTCAAGGGGGAGAAAGGTATATATCTCGACGTAGTGCTGCATCTTAATGACACGCCGGATCAGTACGGAAATCATGGGATGTTGACGCAGGGTATCACGAAGGAACTCCGGGCGGCGGGCGTAAAGGGCGCGATCCTTGGCAACGCGAAGATCGTGGGCGAAACATCTCCGAAGCCGAAGCCTACACCCGTAACCAACCAAGATCTTGATGGCTTACCTTTCTGAATCGTTTTGGTCATCCATATAAAACGTCCGGCGTTTCCACGCTGGACTCAATTTTCACCACAAAAGAAAATACATGAAATCATTGATACTCGCGGCCATTTACGCCGCCATCGTCACCCAATCGGAAGGTTGCGACATCATCAAACGATTGACGGATAAGGAATGGCAGGAGGTTCCGGTCGGCACCCGCCGATTTATGATCATCGCCGGAATATGGGGCGCGGCTATTATTTTTCTCATTCTGCGCTACTTACTGACCGCTCCAAACGATAGAACGAGATGACGAAACGACGACAGAACCCGATCAGCGAGGGCGTGGAGAACGCACAACCGCACGTGATTTATGACCTATCCCTTCCGCTCCCGGAACGACGTGAGAAGGCCATAGTATTCCGATCGATCGCATATCTCGCCCGGCATTTCAAAGTATCATCGACGACGATATACACTCACCGGAAGATTGGTAAGCGGTTCAAAGATGCCAACGGAAAGGAATGGGCGATTCGAGTTGCCACACCGGAAATGATTGATCGATTGAAAAAATAGTTTTATATTTGTAGTGACGAACCGGATGGGTTGACCGCCAGCGATCAATCCGGTTTTTTCGAACCTTTACAAGGGGCGTTTCATTCTGGCGGATGGATGCCCCTATTTTTTTGCACTATGGCAAAAGATCCAGCGGTACTTTTTTATACGTCTGATTTCCTTACGGGGACGATGATTATGTCCGATGAACAAGTCGGGAAATATATCCGGCTTTTATGTCTGCAACATCAACACCGAAGATTAACGGAAAAGCATATGCTTTACATATGCAAAACATATGATGCAGACATCTGGGCAAAGTTTGAAAAGGACGATGACGGTTATTACAACGCCCGGATGGATGAAGAGGCGAAAAAACGGGCAAGTTATACCGCAACGCGTCGAAATAACGCATCAAAGAAGAAAAACAAAGCACATGATGAACCATATGTAAAAGCACATGAAAAGCATATGCTTAATCATATGGAAAATGAAAATGAAAATAGAAATGAAAATAGAGATGTAGTTAAAAATGAAGTTGTAAAACAAAAGAAACCACGCGAAAAATTTGTTCCGCCAACGATTGATGAGGTCCGGCAATTCGCGGAAACGGAGATGATCGGATCAAAAATACTCCCGGAGAAATTCCACAATTACTACGAATCAAACGGATGGCGGGTATCTAAAAACCCGATGAAAAATTGGAAAGCGACATTTAAAAATTGGGCATTAAACGAAACGAATGGAACATATCAGCAACCTATTTCCGGGCAGCAATTTACCGGACAAACAAAAGCAGAATCCGAGTTCGAACGTTGGAAAAACCTCGGCACAGACCTTGACAAAGGACGAAGACAACTTGCTGAAATGCTTGGGTTCCCCGAAGATTGAGAGGACGATGGACGATCACATCGTCGCGGTGTTGAAACTCGCGGCGGTTCAACTCGGGATGAAGATCGACAAGATGGGCGAGGAAATGTTCATGGCGGTTCATGTCGAGAATATCCGTACGAACCACGGAACGTTAACGATCAAGGAATTAAAACTCGCCTTCGACATGGCGGCGGCGTTGAAACTCGATTTCGATCCACGAACATATCAAAACTTTTCACCGCTTTACGTAAACGAACTTTTGAACGCTTATAAGCGGTGGGCATCCTCGACGTACAAGTACCTCCGCCCGGATGGCGACATTAACGCGGAAGCCGACAAACCGGATTGGTCGTATCACATCTACCGCCGCATCCCAGGTGGAGTATTGCGTGGAGAGATTCAGCACGGATATGAAAATTTCATCCGGGGCATCCTTACCGATCGACGATATATTCCGTATGAATGGTGGGCGCAACTCGTCATCGACGGCTACATCGAACACGACGAAGATGCGACGGTTTTCGAAAATGTGCGGGTGAATCAGTTGGACAACGATCAAAAACGTAAACTCGGCAACGGGCAACAAATGGTCTGGTTGTTGTTTGAACTCGCCAAGAAAACCGGAACGCGGGATATTTACGTTAAAGGGTAAAATAAATTTGGAAATTGTGTTGAACTTGTTTTATCTTCACATCACAAATAAACACACTATGAATCAAAGTTTCGGACACAAGGTCGACAAGTACGCGCTGATCTACACGGCAGCGGATGAAATTATCCGGCACATGAACGACGTCGAGGATCGGCCGTCAAAGTATCAAGCGTTTCACCTTCTGCACATTGAAAAGGCGGCCACCTTCATTAAGTTCGTCGAATCAGTTTGCGTCATCCCTGGCGGAGAATCACTACTCCGCGACGACATTTACGCACTATGGGAGGCGGTGAACAAAGGGTATCACGTATGGGAGCGAGCACAAAAGATCCACATTGAAAAACCAGAGGACGTTGTATACCGAATTTCCGGCGGCGTTGAATGGGATCGACCAGCAAAGCAGATCATTGAAGTCGTCGAAAAGTACAAGCGCGACATTTCCGGTAAATACGAATCCATCACCGCACCATTTTAATGCTATGAACGAACAAACGGCATACAACATCGTCTGCATCGCTACCGTCACAATGGCGGTGGCGATGCTCGGTTGCCTATATCTCGCGCCATCTATCGCCATGCAAATTATTTCCGCGATGATGTGCGTCGGCCTTCTCGTTCTGGGCGCAGTCGTCTATAAACTTGCACAAGATGACAAAGTTGATGTGGAATGAGTTGGCTAAATCCGGCTGCATCTTCGATCGGGCGATCGGCGTTTCTTTCGAGGCATTGATCAAATCCGTCGTCGATCTCGATTTCGTAATGCGGAATGATTCAATCTTGGAGTTGTACATGATCAAGTATCGACATCACACAAGCCGAAAACATTTTCCCACTATCGAAAAACTTCCGACCGAATTAAAACGGTATTTTTGGGATGAGGCGAAAAAATACACTACCGACCATGAGCGACGCATCAAAGCCGCGAAAGTCATCTACTGCATCGACCAACTATGCGCCCCGGCACCTGACGGCGGGGGAACTGACAACGTACGCGCTCCGGGTGCTTAACGCTTGGGGATGCACGGTCTGGAGGCAAAATAACCACGCCACACGCGGCCGGAAGTTCATCGGCATGAAAGGGGTTCCGGATATTATCGGACACGATCTCGAAGGCCGCGCGGTGTACGCAGAGGTGAAAACGGTGAGTGATCGGTTATCAAAGGATCAAGTCGAGTTTATGAGTTTAGCAACTCGCAAGGAATGTCTGGTGTTTATAGTGACGGAGGTAGATGGAGAAGCGGACATGATCGGATGGGAAAAATACGTGAATGAGAAGGTCGCAAATCCTTGAGGCCATGTATTCCGATCCGGATATTTCCGCCGCGATCGGGAAGATGGATCCGCCGGAACTCCGGGACGATCTGCGACAAGAGATTTTTTTGGTGTTGGCTGAAATGGATGAGGCATTGTTAATTCAACGCTACCGCGAGGGTTGGTTAAGATACTACATCGTCCGCACTATGTTGAACATGATAAAGTCGGATCGATCGACGTTTTACAACCGATTCCGGCGAGGATTTGACGAACTTGGAGACATCGGAGAACGGATACCGGACGAGGGCGCGGAAGGGGCGGAAAAAACGATTGAGGCGCATTTATCCGGGTTACATTGGTACGAACGTAAATTGATCGAGATATATTCCGAGAACGGACGCAATGTGGCGAAGATCAGCCGGGAAACCGGGATCCCTTACCGATCACTTTTTAAGACGATCAAAAAAACAAAACGAACATTGGCAAAGGACATAAAGCAAGGCGACAAACCGACACGCATAATTCGCGCCCGGCTCACGGTGGAAATCGCCGTCGGAAGGGATGCGAACACGGACGAGGTTTGCGATGAACTCGAGGCGATGCAAGAGGGGATATCCGAAGCCATAAAGAATCGTCCGGCATTCCGGAGGATGAGCGATTTAAGAATCATTTTAACACGAAACACATAAACACCATGGCACAAAAAACGGCGGTCGATTGGCTATTCGAGCAAATCCCGGTAGAATGGACATCGACGAGATACGCGTTCGACGCATACCAACAAGCAAAGCAAATGGAGAAAGATCAGATAATTAATGCTGTGAGGTCTGAATGTATTTACACAAATCGTCAAGAAATTGCTGAACAATACTACAACGAAACCTTTGGCAAATGATCACAATAATCGCCTCCGCATTATTTACGTTTTGGTTTGCCACATTGTCAGGCTTGCCGCAAAAATGGAAACTCCCCGCCCGTCCGTTCGGATGTGTGGTTTGTTTGCCCGTGTACGTATCCACCGCCTTATATTTCGCGCCCGATTGGGTATCCGAAGCAACCGCAATCGTTTTCGGATCTTCGGTCGTGGCGTGGCTATTCAACAACATGATGAAGAACTTAAAAAACAAGTCGCATGATTTTGACGCAAGATGATCGCGATTTCCTCGAATCGCACAAAGTATATTTCGAGCAGGCGAAAATGAATTTTCTGCACGGATTCAGTCCGTACGTCATGGATAGATTCAACGCAATCTTCGTCAAATATGTGCAGCCGGGCTACATCCTTACGCCGTGGTGTCCGTCATGTGTCGTCGAAATGGTGCAGAAACTCGCGGCATGGTACGACGGCATTATCGACGAGGAAATGTTATCGCTCCAAGCCGGATCGGATAACGTAGCGGCGCAATTCGTTTTCCCGGATGATCTCGATACAATCCCGGTTCAGGTCGGCGAAAGCGTCGTCGACACTCCCATCAAAAGAAAAGCGGGTCGCCCTAAAAAGAAATAACCTAACTTTAGCACATAAAACACACTATGAGTAAAGTATGGACATCGGTTTCAGGAGGGCAGACCTCGGCGTACATCGCCGCAAATTATCCATCGGATGTATTAATTTTTGCACTCGTTCGAATTGATCATCATGAATCGATGTACCCAGATGAAGGCATCCGCAAGATCGTATCGGATAAGATTGGCGCGGAATTTATTGCAACATCTGAAGATGATGCAATTATCAGGACGATGCTCGACCTCGAGCAATTTTTGGGGCGTGAAATAAAATGGGTCACCGGGATGACGTTTGATGAGGCAATAAAAAGCCGAGGCGGTTATCTTCCGAACATTATGACGAGATACTGCACATCGTTTTTAAAAATAAAACCAATGTTCGAGTATTGGGATTCACTTTCGACCGATCCGGTGACGATGCAAATCGGTTTCCGGGCAAATGAAACCAAGCGGGCAAACCGCATGATCGAAAAGGTTAACGGATCCGGTTATCTTACGCATCGATCAGTTATCGGCAAAACAAAGGACGGACGAAACCGATGGGCAGAAATTGAATGGCAGCGGCCAGCGTTCCCGCTTATCGATGACAATATTTACAAAATTGACATACAAAATTATTGGAAAGGCAAGCCCGTAAAGTTTGCGGAATACAATAATTGTGTCGGGTGCTTTCATCGAAATCCGCCTTTCCTTCGGTTCATGTACCAAGAACATCCAGCCAAAATGGATTGGTTTGAAAAGCAAGAGGGCGGGACAAATGGGTATTGGAAATCAGTAAACGGGGAGGTGATCAAATATTCCCGGATTAAAAATATGCTAAAACAAATGACGCTATTCGCAGAGGATTTCACCTCATGCGATACCGGATATTGCGAACTAACATGAGAATCCTTGCCGTCACTCAACCAATGTCCGGGGTAGGGTACCACCGCGTCATGCTCCCGCTTTCCAAGATACCGGGGGTGTATGTCCTATTTACGGATTTCATCAATGACGAGGTCTTGGAGCGCGGTTTCGACATCGTGATGTTCAATCGCTACATCCCCGGCGTTGAACTTCAAACATTGTTGGATTTTCGAACAAAGTACGGTTTCAAAATCGTTGTTGACATTGACGATTATTGGAAATTAGATCCGTGGCATATCCTCGCCGCCGGATTCCCCTCCGCCGTCGTCGTCGATCATATCGCCGCCGCTGATCTGGTAACCGTCACACATGAACGCCTCCGCCGTGCGGTGTTGATGCACAATCCGAATTGTGAAATACTCCCGAACGCCTTACCATACGGGGAGGATCAGTTCACAATGCAGAAGGTAGCCGGGATACACAAGGATGGAATTTTCGAGGATACGAAACGCCTTCGAGTATTGTATGCCGGAGGGATTACTCACGAACGAGATGTCGCATTATTGCAGAATCCGATGAAAAGAATCGCGTCGGATACGTGGCTCCGAGATCGGTTATTCATGATTATGGCCGGGTACGATGATAGTAATCCGAAAGTGACTCCGATATGGCATCGCATGATCAGCGACTACCTTTGCGGGTTCCGCATGGAGGGTTACGTGCGGAATCCTTTACCGCCAGACCAATACATGGCATTTTACGCGGAGGCGGATATCGCGGTCGCTCCATTGATTGAATCAACGTTCAACGCTTGCAAGTCGAACATCAAGGTACTCGAAGCGGGTTGTAAAAATATCCCGATCATCGTGTCCAACGTTCCGCCATATGACGATTGTCCTTATGCGATCAAAGTAAAACATCAACGTGATTGGTACGAAAGTTTCAAAAAACTTGTAAAGTACGATTGGTATCGAAAAGAGATTGGAGAGGAGAACGGCGAATGGTGCCGGGAGAATCACGACCTTAAAAAATGGAACGCAACACGCAAAGAACTTTATCAAACCTTAATCAAATGACAAACGACGGAAGCGGATGGCAACCCGCAAAAATTCATAAGAGCGCGTACATCCATAAAACGGCGGTGATTTACGAAAACGTAACCATCGACGCGGATGTGATAATCGGCGCGTATTGCATCATCGGCGCACCGCCGGAATATCGCGGACGGGAATCAAACATGATGGGGGTACACATTGGCAAAGGGACTCGAATCACGGGATTGGTAACGATCGACTCCGGGAGTGAAAAGAAAACGTACATCGGGGAAAATTGCTACATCATGAAACACGCACATGTAGGACACGACGCTCATGTCGGCGACGGCGTAACCCTTTCATGCGGTGTGAAGATCGGCGGGCATTGCGTGATCGAGGACGACGTGAACATTGGCCTGAATGCCGTCATTCATCAAAAGGTCACGATCCCGGCCGGATGCATGATTGGAGCCTCCGCGTTCGTCGGACATAAAGCACAACTTCAGAGGGGGCATAAATACGCCGGGGTTCCGGTACGGATGCTCGGGTTGAATGTGAAGTATGCCGGGGCGAAGACGGAAAAGGATGACGCGTTCGACGTGGCGGTTTACGGAGCGTCGCTTATGAATAATTTTACCCATAAGGAAATGGAAGCGTTCGTCGAAGGTGCGAACTTTGCCAAAAATTGGATCGAGCAAAAAAACAAAAAATGAGGGTACTCGTCGCGCTATTGGATTACTCGCGTCATACGTTCACGAAACAAGTCGTCGAGCATAACTCCGCGAACGCGGGATGCGGATTCGATCTTGCGACGATCGACGAGTTCGGCATCGCCCGGGCGTTGAATGTAGCGATGGAGCAAGCCGAACACTACGACGCTCTGTTTACGATGTCCAACGACATCCTCATGCCGGACGGATGGCTCGCGAAGGCCGTAGAGGCGGCGGAAGCGATCCCGGAAACGGGTTGCGCGGCACTCTACACGGTGCAAGATCTCTACGCTGAAAAGATGATCGGAGGCGTGAAGGTGTACCCCGGCGAGATAGTGTTCGGGAATGCATTGTATCCCCGGCTCGCGTTGACAAGCGTCGGACATTTTAATCAAATGTTTGATCCATACGGGATGCAAGATTCGGATTGGTGTCACCGCGCCCATGCGATGGGGTTCAATAATTACTATATCGACGCGCCGAGATCGGAACACATCGGCCACGATGTCGGGCAGGATTCCGAATACCGGAGGATGAAGGATGCCGGGTTGCAAAAATGCGGGGAGGTATGGGGGAAAGTAACATCGATGTACGCGCACTATAAAAAGTACGATGTATTTTATCCAGAGTATAAATGGCCGAACTACGAAGGGAGGACGAACTTATGAAAATTCAAGAGGTCAAAATATCGGAGGTCAAAGCGAATCCGAACAATCCCCGGACAATTCGAGATGAAAAGTTCCGGAAGTTGGTCGAATCGATCAAGACATTCCCGGAGATGCTGAAACTCCGCCCGATCGTCGTCAATGATGATATGATCGTTCTGGGCGGAAATATGCGGCTGAAGGCGTGCAAAGAAGCGGGGTTGAAGATGGTGCCGATAATCCGGGCGGAGGATCTGACGGAGGATCAGCAACGGGAATTTATCATCAAGGATAACGTCGGATTCGGTGAGTGGGATTGGGAAGAACTCGCGAATAATTGGGAGGCGGATAAATTGGAGGAATGGGGATTGGATGTGCCGGATTTTAAGTTAGAGCCGGAAGCCGAGGAGGACGATTACGACGTGCCGGAAACGATCACGACGGACATCGTGCCGGGGGATCTATTCGAGATTGGGGATCATAGGTTATTGTGTGGGGATAGCACAAACGCGGATGATGTGGCGCGGTTGATGAATAACGACAAGGCGGAACTAATTTTAACAGATCCGCCATACGGGATAGGAATCGATGGGCAAAAGGAAAGCAAAGCAAAAAATCCAAAGCATAATCGGAAATTTCACGAGTTTAGAGGGTGGGATTCGCAAAGGCCAGAACAATCTACTTTCGATTTTTTGTTGCTCCATTGCGACACCGCAATAATCTGGGGCGGCAATTATTTCGCCGATATGCTCCCCGCATCAAGGGGGTGGCTATATTGGTCGAAGGGTCAAGACGGCCTAACAATGAGCGACGGAGAATTGGCGTGGACATCAATCGACAAGCCGTTACGATCAATAACGGTGAATCGTTCCGCATTAAAAGGAAGCGAACATCCGACACAAAAGCCGATAAAGGTCATGGAATTTTGCATCAATTATGCGGGTGATCAAAAATCTATATTCGATCCGTTCTGCGGATCCGGCTCGACAATGGTCGCCGCGCATCAACTCGGGCGCAAATGTTACGGGATGGAATTGGATCCGAAATATTGCCAAGTCATCGTCGATCGGATGCGCAAACTCGATCCGGCATTGGTAATCAAGCGGAACGGGGAAGTGGTCTAAAACAGAATTACAACAGAATGCCCAGAAAGATAACGACGAAGAAAGGCGGAACGCTAATTGTGCCGAATAAGGGCGAATCTGGAAACCCGAACGGAAGGCCGCGCAAGTTCGTGTCGGAACTCCGAGCGCAAGGATACAAAATTTCGGAAGTTAATGATTCAATTCAAGTCATGCTATCCATGACGATCGAGGAACTCGGAGAGGTGTGGAAAAACCCGAAGGCGACGGTATTGGAAAAGACAATCGCGGCGGCGATCCGAAAGAGTATCGAGAAGGGGTCGCTATATTCGATCGAAACGCTATTAACCCGGGTGTACGGGAAACCACGCGAATCGATCGATGTAAAGTCCGAGGAAAAAATCGTGATCACGCTCGGAAAATAATTTTCCCGAAACCAAAAATAAATTTGGAACTTGTGTTGAAGATGTGTTATCTTTGATATATCAAAATGACACACTATGACAATCAAACAAATCGCCGAAAAACTCAATGCAGGGAATTACTGCCACCGCCGCATGGGTTGCTGGATTGTAAAAACATGGGAAAACCAAACATCGCCCGCATCTACATCAATGATCAATATGTGCAGATCAAAAATGGTTTCGTAACATATGGAGATGCCGCTGAAAAAGATGATGATTTTTTCGCAAATTGGGATAAGATTGACGAAACGAACGAAATTAAGCCGATTGAGGTCGTAGCACGCGCGGTACAAATGATGATCAAAAACTAAATAACCGCCGGGGGAGAAATCCTCCGGCTTAATTTTACACACTATGAAAGGAGAATCCGACATCGTATCCGGCATTCAATCCATCCGCCGCGCTTACGATCATTGGCAAAGTTTCGTCCGGGAGCGTCCGGGATCACTCGCAGAAAGGATGTTCGGCGGTTACTGCAAACGTCTGGAATGGATCGCCAACGATTTGTTATCATGCCCACATTTCCCGGATCTTGTCCGCGATGGCATCCGAAAGGAGTGGAACTCGGATAATTTCAGTATCCCGGCCATCTCCGAAAAGGTGGCATTGCTCCCGGTAGATCAACGGGCGATTGTAGAGGACATAATCGATCAACTAATAAGCGGGGAAAGGTTAATTATTACGGTTGAAACTGAAAATCAATAAAATGTCTGGAGAAGTAGAACAAGATGTGTGTGATTTTTGCCGTCAAGATAAGCCGGTAGAACGCACATATTTGCGGCCAAGCAAATATCAAAAGAGTGATAATCCTATTGTAAATAAAGATCTGTATAATGAAGGGTCATACTTTATTATAATCAGAACTTGTTTTGATTGCGGGAAACCAAAAAACATGAACGACATGAACACGCCCGAACATTACGACATGAAGATCCAGCCGATTGAGTACATCATGGCCAACGGATTGGGATTCTGCGAAGGTAATATCGTAAAGTACGTTTCGAGGTACGCCGAAAAAGGTGGCTTGGATGATCTTCGGAAGGCGAAGCATTACATCGAAATACTTATTAACGATTGGATGGATAGCCACGTCGATCCGCAAGCGCGGGAAAGGATGAAAGCGGAGCAAGCGCGAATCGATGAGGAATTGGAGCAAAAGAAACAAGACAAGATCGCAGTAAACAAAGAATGGGCGGACATTGGCGGAGCGTGACACAAAGGAGGACAAAACGGAGCATAAGCCTAAAAAAGATCCAAACTATATGCAAGGGTTCGCATATTGCGATGAATGCAAATCATGGCATGATACAAGCCGGAATCAAGGTTGGTAAATGCAAATCCAGATTGCTAACATACCGCACCCCGCGCAACAAACCGTCCTCGATTCCTCGGCGAGGTTCCGCGTTCTCATGTGTGGTCGGAGGTTTGGGAAATCATTGATCGCGCAAATCATCGCGTTGATGAAATGCGGGGAGGGGAAAAAGGTGGCCTATATCACGCCGACGTATTTACTCGCCGGGGTATTCTTCGATGCGCTCGCCAAAGAATTACCGCCGACAATATACCGGAACGGATCGGATAAATTGATTGAGTTCAACGGAGGACAAATCAGATTTTTCACCGGGGAAAAACTTGATCGCCTACGGGGTCAATCGTTCCACACCGCGATAATCGACGAGGCATCATTCATTCCAAACCTTGAAAGCGGATGGCAAAACTCAATCCGTCCAACGCTTACCGATTATTCCGGGAACGCGTTATTCCTTTCCACGCCACGCGGTAAAAACTACTTTTATTCCCTCTTCATGAAGGGTGACGGATCCGATCCGGACTGGGCATCGTTCAAATATTCATCATACGACAACCCGCACATCTCCGGAATGGAGATCGACGCGGCACGGGATCAACTCCCGGCGGACGTATTCCGTCAAGAGTACCTCGCGGATCCGATGGACAATGCAGCGAATCCGTTCGGGGGAACGTACATCCGTCAATGTATCTATCCGATCAGCACCGCGCCGCCCGTTTGTTTCGGCGTGGATCTGGCGAAGTCCGTCGATTGGACGGTGATCGTTGGAATCGATGCCAATGGCGGGGTGTGCCATTATGAACGTTTCCAACGCGATTGGAGGCAAACGAAACAAGCGATTTCGGCACTCCCACGCGTTCCGACGCTAATCGATTCCACGGGTGTCGGGGATCCGATATTCGAGGATCTCGCCCGGGATGGTCGTCCGGTGGAAGGCTACAAGTTTTCGTCGCAATCCAAACAACAACTCATGGACGGGTTGGTAACGGCGATTCAGCAACGGATCATATCATTCCCGGAGGGGCAAATTACGCGGGAGTTGGAAGTGTTCGAATATCAATACACCGCGCACGGGGTACGATATGCCGCGCCGACGGGGTTCACGGACGACTGCGTAATGGCGTTAGGGTTGGCATGGCATAAATTCCAAAGGTCGAGGACGAGCGGAAAATATACTTTTGTCTAAATAACATTATATGAAATGTTACACGTGGAACGATATCAACGTCGGACAATGGCAGCAAATAATGTCCATCTTCGGCGAACGCGGAAACTCATGGCTCGATCTTATTGTCCGCCCGGCGGCAATCATAATGGATCGGACGGAGCATGAACTCGATTCATTGTCAACCTCCGAGATTAACGACATAGGGAAGCAAATCGCGTTTGTGCATACCGCCGTTGAGCCGCAAGCGCAAAGAATCATCGAGGTACGCGGGAAGCGGTATCGGTGTGTCTATGATGTGACGATGATGCCCGCCGCGCGGTATATCGAATCGAAGGTATTCGGCCAAGACGTTCACAAGGAACTACACAAGATCGCCGCGTGTATGGTCATACCGCAGCGTCGCCATTGGTTGTTTGGCTGGGTCGATGACAAGTATGACGCGGCGAAACATAGCGAATATGCCGAGGATATGCTCCACGCTCCGATTACCGCCGTACTCGGTTCCGTGATTTTTTTTTGCGACGTATATCTGACGTTGATAAACAATTCCCGGGTCTATTTGGTGAGGGAACTGATGAAACGCCAGAATCTTCCGGTGGCCGAGGCGGAAGCGTTCGTGAACGATTTATGCAGCGTTATGGATGGCATTATACAACCGAACAAGTTGCGGCGTACCTCCGAATCCCAATGACCGACGCATGGGAAATCCCAACCTTGGAATATTTAAACGCCGTTGCCTACTTAAAAGCAAAAGCGGAGTTCGAAAAGTCCGCGCTGAAATGACATGGCGAAATCCGAATCCCAAGCGCAAGCGGAGTTATTAACGGAAGGTTGGATCGATCGGCAAGCCGTCGAAAAAGTCGATCGAACGGGCGGAAGCGGTACACCGACGATTGAGGAATTGCTCGCTCGTTATGCCAACGAGTTTGTCCAAGCGATCAAGGACAACCTAAATTCAGCCGGGAAAATATCCACGGGTGGACTTTCTGATGGCGTTGATTCCGGCGAAATCCTGAAGTACAAGGGGATGTATATCCTCGAAATCGGATACGATAAAAATGATCCGTCCGCTAAATATTGGGATTTTGTAAACAAAGGGGTGAAGGGTTTGGTGTCCGGTGAGCCAGCCAATAGTCCGTACAAGTTCCGCAAATTATCCGCTCCGCCCGTCATGGTCGAGGCCATCAAAGGATGGCTCCGACAAAACGGCATAACTCCAACGGCGAACGAATCGCAGAAAACAAACCTATCCGCGCTACAACAAAAACGGAAGAGTATCGCGGCGGTTCAGGATCCGCTCGACTCGTTTGCATACTTTACCGCCCGGAAGATAAAACGAGAGGGTTTGCCGTACACGGGGTATTTCGACAAACCCGTCGCCGAATATTTCGGGGATAATTTCGCGGAGGCGGTAGCCAAAGCCGCCGCGTTCGACATCCGGATTGCCATCCGGAAGTTCAATCCCGCGCAGAATGCCTAATTAATGGCATGGCTATCACCATCGTTCAATCGCCCGAAGCGAGGGCATCGATGCACGAAGACTTGTGGCACGTTGTGACATCAAACAATACCGGGCAAACCGGATTCAAGTATGTATTCGACGTTTACATCTCGACGACGCTTGTTGCCCGGATAAAATTATTCCCCGATCCAAACGAGGATTGCGGAACCTTCAATGCCGGGAACATCATCCGGAATTATTGGACGACGTACTTTAAGCCGAACACAACGCAGACGGCATTCAGCCACTCGACCGATGGCATCTTTGTCGCTTATACGATCAAGTTTGGCGAAGAGTACGGCGGCACACTTTACACGAATCTCACGACCGCGAATTACGAAGCATTCAATTTCTACAACCCGATTTTCCGGGATTGGAGTACGTCATATCTGGACACGTTCAACGGGAAGTGGTTAACGGGTCGCGATCGTTCCGCGCTTGAGGTTGGCTATTCTGAAAAGTTATACGTGTCATGGCTGAACTACGGATTCCCGGACGTACTCCAAGCGTTGAAAGTTACGGTCGATGGCGGATCCGAACAAACCGGAACGGGAGCCTACACGAACGCGCTGCAAATATTTGACGTATCCCCCGGCGCGATTAACGCATATTTCGGATCGACGGTGATTCCATCCACGGCGACACAATACCGCGTCCGCATCAATACGGGCGATTACCTCACGATCAAATTAGCGTGTAATCGATACGAAGTCGAAACGCTACATTTCCTGAACTCACTCGGCGGATATGACACAATGACATTCCGGCTCGTCAACCGGGAGGAACGCACGGCGACGAGGGAATCGTACCAACGCCCGGGGTGGGAGGTCGTATCGGATTCCGTCGCTCGTTATGATTCGTATAAAAAAATGTATGCCGGGAGGGTGAATCATGTCATATCGCAAGGTGTGACGTTCCGCCTCACATCCGATTTCCTAACCGAAACCGATCACACGTGGCTGCGGGATTTAATTATGTCGCCGGAGGTTTATTTGGAAAAATCCGGCTACTATTATCCCGTGACGATTGGGACAAATAATTGGGCGGAGAAAATACGCGCCGCCGATAAAATGTTCAACTTGACGCTCGATATAAACTATTCACGCCCGGTAAATTCGCAATATAGATGAGGACGGAAATCTACATCGAAGGCCGTCGCCTCGATCTTACGGAGGATTTATCCGTCGAGTTTACGTATCAGATCGACGACATTAAGGAGTTCGGATCCCGCGAAACCAACTTTTCCAAAACGGTCGTACTTCCCGGCACGGCAAATAATAACAAATTGTTCGGGTTCGTTTTCGAGTTCGGATCCCAAAACGCATACGACGAAAACACCGCGAACCGGGGGTATAATTTCAACGCATCGAAGGCCGCGACTTGTTACGTTTACGTCGACAAAATCCAGATTATGAAAGGCGTGATTCGGTTGCTCGAAATCGTCCGCGATGGCGGGGAAATCGAGTACGAATGTGCCATCTTCGGCGAATTGGGCGGATTCGTGAACGCATTGGGGAACTCAAAAATCGAGGATCTTGATTTTAGCGCATACGATCACGAATGGACGATGGCCAATATCACCGGGTCTTGGGAGCCGACGACGGGCGTTCAGGTGTCCGGCGTGACGCTAACGGGGTATTATCCGGCCAGCGGTTATTTTTACCCGTTGATCGATTACGGCGGCGTTTCCACCAATAAAAAGGATTGGGATTTCCGGGCATATCGTCCGGCATTGTACGTTAAAGAATACCTCCGGAAGATTATCGCGGGATCCGGTTATACTTACGAATCAGAGTTTTTCGATACCCAACTATTCCACCGCCTTGTAGTTCCCAACAATCAGAAGGTGTTAAAGAAATCGACGACGTTAGGTCTGTCGGCGGAGGCGAAGGTCGAAACTTATACCAACGTCGGGAATATTGCATGGGTCACCGGATCGCTCGGTGATTTCACGGTGAACGCTCCCAAAACAATATTCACCTATAATTCCGCCACGCCGTTCACGGGAACGCTAACGGTCGAGGTGATCGGTGAAGTATTGGAAGGCGGAACGTACATAAACATCGAAGTCAGAAAAAACGGAACCGCTATTTTTACCCATGTCAATAGTTCGAACGCCGGGGATATTATTTCGATGTTCGCGGAAATCACGAATACGACGTTCAACCAAAACGATACGTTATCCGTGTACCTATCGACAGACATTCGCGGGTTGGGTATATCGATAACGGAAGGATACCTCCGCCTAAATTCCGCCACACCTACGGCGGTCACGCTCGGATACGGAGACACGATCGCGATCAATGACACGATCCCGCGCGGGGTATTTCAGCGGGATTTCTTTTCGTCGGTCGTGAAAATGTTCAACCTATACGTGACGGAATCAACCTCACGGGAAAAACATCTTATTATCCAACCGTACCGGGATTACTACGAAGATGCGCTCACGGTATTGGCGACGGATGATTTTACGACGATCTTCATGGTGGATCAAACCAACGCGCTATTGTTGGAGGATGGATCGACGACCTCCCGCGATTGGACGTATCGCCTTGATCGTTCCAAGCCAATTCGACTGAAACCAATGTCGGAATTGAACGGGCGGTATTTCGAGTATAAGTACAAGCCCGACGCGGATTATTACAACGAGCAGTATCTTAAAAAATTCGGTCGGGGATACGGGGATTACCTCGAGGATTCCGGATATGAGTTCGCCAAGGAAAAACAAACGGCGGAACTAATATTCTCCGCATCCGCATTGGTTGGCTATACCGGGAAGGATAAAAAGGTATCGACGGTGTGGAAGTTGTCCGGGACGACGGAGGATAAAACCGAACATAATATCCGGATCCTCCAGATCAAGAAAAAAACCGGAGTGACATCATACGACGTTAAGGACGGCGGAACGGTGAAACAATCGCTCACCACCTACGGATACGGTGGACACCTCGATGATCCGGATACGCCGCAAGCAGACATCAATTTCGGAACTCCGGAGGAAATATATTTCAACCTCACGAATCAATATCCGTCGGCTAATTTGTTTACCGGGTTCTGGTTCGACTATGTGGCTGAAATCACCGACAAGGATTCCAAATTGATGACGGCATATTTCCGGCTGAACGAGATGGACATATACGGATTGGATTTCGCTCGGCTCATTTACATCGATGGCGCGTTGTGGAGATTGAACCGGATCATCGATTTCAATCCGTTGAGCGGCGAATCGACCAAGGTTGAGTTATTAAAGGTCATGGAACTTTCATACGAATAAGATGGCGGAAGAAAAGGTAGGTATAAAAATAGAGGTCGACGGTTCGCAAGTCACGAAATCCGTCGGGAACGTCCGCAAGGAACTAAAAGAGGCCAACGCGGAACTCGTCCGAGCGCAACAAGAGTTCGGCGATTATTCCGAGCAAGCGGTCGCAGCGGCAAAGAAAGTCGCGCAACTCCGTGACCAGATCTCCGAAGCGGCTGAAACGGCTAAACTATTCGATCCGGGGGCAAAGTTTGCGGCATTCAGCGGAGCGATCAATGCCGTCGCCGGAGGGTTCGCCGCCGTCCAAGGCGCGCTCGGATTGGTCGGGGTAGAATCCGAGGATCTGCAAAAGCAACTCCTGAAAGTTCAATCTGCCCTTGCATTGTCGGAGGGATTGTCCAAGGTCACGGATTCGGCAAAGGATTTCCAGAGATTGTCCGCCGTCATCCAGCAAACCTCCGTATTCCAGAAAGGTCTCGCCGCCGCAAACCTTGTCACCGCCGCGGCGCAAAAGGTACTCGGGGTTGCGACGAATGTCACCTCTACCGGGTTCAAGGTTTTGCGCGGTGCCATCATCGGAACGGGCATCGGCGCGCTCGCCATTGGGTTGATTGCGTTGGTGCAGAATTTCGACAAGGTTAAAAAAGTTGTCCTAAACCTCATCCCGGGTCTGGGTGCCGTCGCGGATTTCATCGGCAACCTCGTCACGAAAGTCGGTGATTTCATCGGCATTACATCCGAAGCCGAACGGCAAACGGCTAAACTTTTGAAGGATAATGCCGAAGCGATAAAGGCCACGGAGCGCGAACTCGAGGTAAACGGCGATAAATACGACGAGTATACGACGCGAAAGATTGAGGCGAACCTGAAGTACCGGAAGTCATTTGAGGAACTCACCAAGGATGAAAGCCTTTCGATCGCCGAGCGTGATAAATTCATCGCCGAAGCACGAGCAAGGGCGGATCGCGACATTGCGAAAGCGGACGCGGATCGGCAAGCGTCGGTCGATAAGGCGAACAAAGAAGCGGCGGACAAGGCGGCGAAGGCGGCAAAGGAAGCGGCGGATAAAAGGAAGGCGGCGCAAAAAGAGCAACAACAGATACAAGAGGAAGGACAAAAGGAACTCGCTCAACTGATCAACGAGAACGAAAAGGCCGTCACCGAAACGTCGATCGAGAACGAAAATGAGCGGGCGAAAAAACTGATCGACATTCAGTTAAAGCAAGATGCCGACCGCGTTAATGCCACGAAATTATCGCAAGAACTAAAGGCCAAGATTATCGCCGAACTCGAAAAAAAAGCACAAATCGAGCGCGATAAAGTCCAAAAGAAAATAGACGACGAGGAAAAACAACGCGCTGAAGAAACGGCGAAGCGGGTCGCAGAGATCCGAACGGAGATTGTCGAGAATAGTATGACCGACGAAACCGAACGTCGATTGTTTGGTATTCGCGCAAAGTACGCCGCCGAAATCGCAGAGGTCGAAAAAGGCGAGGGCGATGTCGCGGCATTGGTTGCGGCACTAAAGGAGCGGCAAGCGCAAGAGGAGGACGCGGTCGAACAAGAGCGACGCGAAAAACGTGCAGCCGAACGGATCGCGGAACTCGAGGAAATCACGGCGAACGATCAACTCGATTTCGATGCGCGGACGGCGGCGATCGAGCAACTCAAAACGCTGAACCAACAATACCTCGACGATCGCCTAATATCGCAAGAGGAGTTCAATAAGAACGTCAAAAAATTAGCCGACGCAGAGGTTCAGATTGACAATCAAAAACGCGCACAACTCCAAGCGAATCTCGCGGCTTACGCCCAACTCCTGAACCAAGCGGCGGAGTTACTCGGAAAAAATACCGTGGCGGGGAAGGCGGCGGCGATAGCAGCGGCGACGATTAACACATTCATTTCCGCATCGAATGCGTTCGCCACGATGTCGAAAGTTCCTCCGGCTCCGTTTGTCGGTATTGCTGCCGCTGGTCTTGCCACGGCTACGGGTATAAAGCAAATCCGTGAAATCGCCAAGGTTCAGGTACCGGGCGTTGGCGGTAGAGGCGGAGGATCCGTTCCGTCGATTCCCGCGCCATCCGCCGGAGGTTCGCTGCCCGGCATCAATGCAGCCGCACCATTGTCGCCGGATCGCCCGTCGGCGCAAGTATTCCGCCTCGATCAACAATCTATCCAAGGCATAAATTCTACGACGCAGCGGGCATACGTCGTCGAGTCCGACATCACATCATCGCAAGAGCGCGTCACACGATTGAATCGTGCGGCAAGGTTAGGGTAGGATTTCTAATTATCAAAAATGGCAACAATGCAAGAAGAGTTACCAATTTACGAACTCACCATATCCGAAGCGGACGAGGGGAATTTTGAGGTCGACTACATCGCACTCGTCGATCGCCCGGCAATACAACGCAATTTCCAAGCGTTCAGCGACCTATTCATGGAGCCAAACGAAGGCGAATCCGAAGACGAGTTCATTGGGCGATGTGTTCCGAAAATGATTGGCGAAGGTTACGAACAAGATCAAGCCGTCGCGATGTGCTATGGGCAATGGGGTAACCGTGCGAAAAATGGCGAAGAGTTCGAGGAATCCATAAAGGACATCCCCGACGACGTTCGCGCAAATGCCCGGAACGCGGTAGAATGGGCGGACAAAAACGGATGGGGATCTTGCGGTACTCCCGTCGGGAAACGCCGCGCATCGCAACTCGCCGATCCTTCCGGGGCCGTATCGCTCGACACGGTACGCCGGATGTACTCCTACCTTTCCCGGCATGAGGGGGATCTCGAAGCATCGAAGGGCTACGGCGACGGATGCGGGAAACTTATGTACGACGCATGGGGTGGCAAAGCGGGTCTCCGTTGGTCGCGGAATGTACTTCGCCAAGCGTCGGAAGTTAAGTTGGCGATTCAAGATTCCGCGCAAAGGATCGTATCCGGCGCGTTGATGATCCCCGATAAATTGATCCTTCGCCGCGATGCGCATGGAGAATATTTCATCAAGTTTTCGCCAGAGACGATTAAGCAAATCGCCATCCGATTTGCGAAACAAGGGTATCAACGGAACGTCAACTTACAACACGACAAGGATCAGCGGGTCGACGCGGTACTATTCGAATCATGGGTAAAGGATAGCGAACGCGGGATCGGCGGAATGAAAGGGTACGAAGATCTTCCCGACGGCACGTGGTTCGGATCGATGAAAATCACCGACGATGAGGGTTGGGCGAAGGTCGAAGCCGGGGAAGTGAAGGGATTTTCGGTTGAGGGAATATTCCAATATGAACGCGCCGAACAAACCAAGGACGAGGAAATAATGGCGCGGATCATCGATATTCTGCAATCCATCGGGTAACAATTCATCATAACACCTAATTAACGACATGGCGGGCAACTTTCTTCCGGCAACGTACAACATAAAACTCACGAAGGGCAACACGTGGCAATCCACGTTCGTCATCTTCAAAGATTCCGTTGCGGTCAACCTATCCGGCGCGGAAGTGCGGATCCAGATCCGGCGCAAAGCCACATCCACGACGGCGGAGGTGACAATCACCGAAGCGGACGGGATCACCGTCGGCGGTGCATCGTCGAATGAGGTCACGGTATCGAAGCGCGTAAACATCGCCGCTGGGGATTATGTCTGGGATATGCTCACCATAAATTCCGGAGTTTACAAAACATACATCGGAGGCAAATTTGAAGTGGTCGAGGAGGTCACCGAACCCGCATGAGTTACGAAATAAACATAACCGAACAAACAGTCGAGATATTCGACGGACGCTCATTTTACGGGTCGTTCTATTCGACGCAAGACCAAACCAACGCGGGAGCGACGGCGACGAATAAGATGACTTTGAACGTTACCGACATCGCATCCGGAGTATCGATTGTTTCCAATTCGCGGGTGACGATTGCCAATGCCGGAATTTACAACATCCAATTTTCCGCTCAACTCGACAAGACGGATTCCGGGGATGACATCGTCGATATTTGGCTATGCAAAAACGGATCTCCGGTCGCCAATAGCAATACACAAATGACGCTTGTCGGGAATAACGGGAAGCACGTCGCCGCGTGGAATTTCGTCGTCGCAGCGTCCACCGGGGATTATTTCGAAATATGTTGGCACTCTTCCGATACTGGGGTATTCCTTAACTATGTCGCCGCCGCAAGTAACCCGACACGCCCGGCGATCCCTTCTGTCATCTTAACCGTCACACAAATATGAGGTATTTACTGATCCTATTCATCGCGCTATTTTCCGTAACCGGATACGCGCAAGATTCCATCCCGTCCGTCGCCGCGGATTCCGTTCGCCCGAACAAGCGGCCTATCCGTGAAGTCAAAATATGGCGTGATGGCGTTCAATACGACGCAAACGATATTGATGTCGTCATCGCCTTCGACAACTGCGAATCTTCCGCAACGATTTACTACAAGTTGTCCGATTCAACCGGGCAAATCGTCGCAGATGGGAATATCATCATCGCCGGGGATGATTACAAGGAATGGGCATCGAAGCCATTCCATAACCGCACGGCGACTAATTATGCGATGAAACATCTCAATTTACAAGAGGCCGCACGCCGTCGCGCCATACGTGCAACAAGAGCCGCCGCAACCGTTCAACAATAAAACAAAATAGACATGAGCAAACTTTTCACGATCAATTTTAGCGACCTCGCAAAAGGTGCCGTCGTCGCCGCACTCGCCACCGTCCTTGGGATGGTTTCCACAATCTTGAATGCCGGACATTTCCCGAACGCGGAAGATTGGAAATCGATCGGCATGGCCGCCGCCACCGCACTTGGCGCGTACATCGCAAAGAATCTTTTCACCAACTCAAACGGCGAATTGCTCGCAGCGGAGAAACCCGCAAACGATTGAGCGTCGTTCCTAAATGGTACACAACGTAAATCATCCTAAATAAAAGCAAGATGAACGCAAAAGAAGCACTTGATAAAATCCGGGAATTGTTCGCAGATGCGGCAATGACACCCGATCCGGAACCCGCTCCCGTGAAGATGGAAGCGAAAGAGTACGTTCTGGAAGATGGCACGAAAGTAATGGTATCCGAACTCGAAGTTGGTGGCATGGTCGCCGTCGTGAAGGATGACGGATCATCCGTTCCCGCTCCGGCCGGAGATCATAAGTTGGCCGACGGCACCACGATCACCGTGGCCGAAAATGGTGTGATCACATCCGTGGCTATGCCCGCCGCTCCCGTAGAAATGCCGGAGGATATGAGCGCGAAATTTGCCGAGGTTGAAGCCGCCGCCGCATCACTCCGCGACACGCTCAAAGCCGAAAACGACGCACTCCGCGCCGAACTCGAATCCATGAACGTGAAACTCCGTGGATTGGCTGACGTAGTGTCCGCACTCGTTGAGATGCCTGCCGCCGCTCCGTTGCAAGAGCCTCGGAACGCCTTCGCCGCTACCGGATCCACGAAAGAAGATAAGTTGAAGCGCGTCGCCTCAATCTTCGACCAACTGAAAGAAAGAAAGTAAACAATAACACAAACAAGAAAAACCGTATAACATGGCATTTTCACTGGGTACATTAACCGCCTACGTTGAGCAAAACGAGCAACTGCTCGTCGCATCTTCTGTCCTCGGCCCGAAAACGGCTACACTCATTCAGAGGTCTGGAAATATTCAGGCTGACGTTAAATCCGCCGCCACGATCAACATCATGGACACCGACGCGATTTTCCAAGCGGGCGGAACTTGCGGATTCACAACCTCTGGCACGACCTCCATCACGCAGCGGCAAATCACGGTCGGAAAGATCAAGGTCAACGAGGCACTTTGTCCGAAAGATCTGGAAGCGTACTATACGCAAAAGGCACTCCCCGCCGGAAGCCGCTACGATACGATCGCCTTCGCGAGTGATTACACCACGCGCAAAGCGCAGAAGATCGCCGCCCAACTTGAAAAGGCCATCTGGCAAGGTGACACCACAAGCGTCGACGCGAACCTTTCCCGTTTCGATGGTTTCTGCGAGATCATCAAGGATGCCGGGGCCGCCGTTGTAAACGCGAATAGCGTGGCATATCACGGAAGCGTTGAAACGTCGATCACCAACTCAAACGTGGTTGCGATCTTTGATTCGATTTACAAAGCCATCCCGGCCGAGGTGATCGACAAGGATGATGTGGTTATTTTCTGCGGCATGGACGTATTCCGTACGCTGACGGTGAAGATCAAAAACGACGATCTGTTCCATTACCAAACCGAAGCGCGTCCGAACGGTGAATTTTTCCTCCCCGGCACCGACATCCGCGTAATCGGAACGCCCGGCTTGAACGGCAAGAATGGCATTTACGCCATGCGCTTGTCAAATATGTGGCTCGGTACCGACTTGATTGATGAGGATCAGAACCGTTTCGAGTTGTTCTTCGCACGCGAATCTGACCAAGTCCGGTTCGTAGTTGAGTTCAAAATGGGTGTGCAAGTTGCGTTCCCTTCCGAAATCGTCAAATTCGAGGTGTAAAAGTAAAAGGGCGGTGAAATATCCGCCCTATTTTTCAAATATAAAATATTACAAATATGCCATGCGCCTTAAGTCAGGGTTACTCCTTTGACTGTAAAGATAACATCGGGGGCATCAAAAATGTCTGGTTCATCGGCTACAACGATGTAACCGCCGTCACCGAATCGAGCGGAAATATAACCGCGATCACGAAGGCCGCCGGGAAGGTGTTCTATAAATACCAACTCGTCCGGAATACCTCGTCCTACACGGAGAACATCGCATCGACGATCGAAAACGGTACCGTGGTTTATAACCAAGAGTTGCTCGTCACGATCAACAAGATGAACACCTCCATGCGAAACGAAATTCTGTTGCTCGCGAAGAATACGCTGATGGCCGTGGTCGAGGATCAGAACGGAACGTATTGGTTGCTCGGACGCTACAACGGTCTGGACATCACGACCGGAACCGCATCCTCCGGTCTTGCACAAGCCGACCGGAACGGGTACCAACTTACCTTCACCGGAGGCGAAAAGGAACTCGCTCCGACCGTATCATCCGGCATCATTGCAGGACTGACATCATAAGCATTTGGGATAATGGGTTTGTAAGAGCCGGGGTTTCTACCTCGGCTTTTTCATTTGTCCAAACTTTCGCGGATCCGCTAATTATGTTCATGATGTATCTGAAACTCGGAACCGTCGTCGATGTGTTGCTCCCGCTCAAAGATGCGGAGACGCTGACATCCCCGAACTATCTTTTCCGTTTCGTTCAACGGACGACTAATGAGGAAATCGCGTTCGTAAAAACATCCGCGCAAGACACATCCGCATATCCGGATCGATACCGGAAATTTTCATTTGATGTCGATCAACTTTTCTGCGGCATGATTGGCGAATATTATTTCTATGTGTACGAACAAATGTCGTCGTCGAATCTCGATTACACCGCCGCCGGATCATTGCTTACCTTCGGCGTGGCATCGCTTGTCGAAGCCGATGGCGATACGTACGAAGTCACCCATTACAATACGGATAACACATTCATAACACGATGACGGAACAATATTTGAACAATATCGCGGTGTTAAGGTTCGCCGAAGCGCGTCAACCGGAGTACCGTGAACGCAAAGGGCAAGGATACATCGAGTTCGGGGAGTTAAACGACTATCCCGATTATTTGCTCGACCTATTCAATAAGTCGGCGAAGCACAACGCGATCGTCAAAGGGAAGGTAAACTATATCACGGGCAACGGATGGAAATCCGACAGCCCGGATGATGCCGCCGCGCAAAGGTTCATTGATCAACCGAATGCCTACGAATCTCTCGCGGAGTTGACGCGCAAAGTATCGCTGGACATTGAGATCTTCGGCGGCGCATACCTCGATATCGTTTGGTCTGTCGTCGGCGGATCCATCGCGTCCATGTCGCACATTGATTATACAAAAGTTCGTACCTCAACCGACAATACATCGTTTTGGTACAAGGCCGACGGATGGCGTGATCGTCGCGGTAAGATCGATACGATCCCGGCATTCAATCCAAAGCAACCAGAAGGAAGGCAGATTCTATACATCAAAGAATATCGTCCGGGTCTTGATGCTTATGCTTTGCCCGGATATTTGGGCGCGTTGAACTACATAGAATCCGACATCGAAGTATCAAAGCACGTTTTAGGCAACGCTCAAACCGGGTTCAACGCATCGAAACTGATCACCCTTCCCAACGGCACACCTCCGGTCGAAGAACAAAGAAACCTTGATCGCCGTTTCCGGGATACGTTCGGCGGATCCGACGGGAAGAAATTTATGATCTCGTTCGTCGATAACGAGAAACAAAAACCGATCATTGAGGATTTGGGCGCGTCGGACTTGACAAAAGAGGATTTCGGGCGGGTCGATACGATCATCCAGCAAAACATATTTGCGGGGCATCAAATCACCACGCCCACGCTATTCGGTATCCAAGAGCCCGGGCAACTCGGCACACGTTCGCAGATGCGGGATGCCTACGAAATATTCAAAAACACATACGTTAACGACAAACAACAATATTTGGAGGGCGTGTTCACGCGGCTATTGTCTTATTCCGGATCATCGTCGGAATTGGAAATAATTCCGGTCGAACCGATCGCGTTGGAATTATCGGAGGCGGCGATTACCTCCGTCGCTCCGCGTGAGTGGATCCTCGAGAAAGCGGGTATCGATGAAAGCAAGTACATAACCGCTCCCACGCCCACGGAAACGGGCATTCCCGCCGCTCAATCTTCCGAAACGGTGAATGATAACCTTCGGTCAATGAGTGGCCGCCAATGGCAGCAAATGACGCGGATAGTACGGGAGTTTTCCAAGGGGAAGATCACACGTGAGCAAGCGTCAATGATGCTGCGCAGCGGATACGGATTGAGTGACGAGGAAGTGAATACGATGATCGGAGCGGAGGAACAATTCGACGAATATTTGTCGCTCGATGACACGATCGCGGCGTTCCGTGAGTATGGCGAACACCGCGAGAATTTCGACATCGTTCAATCTTCGCCGCTCAAGTTCGCGGACATAACGGAGGCGGATGATGTGAAGATCCTCGAGATCCTACAACGTCAACCGCTCACACCTCCGGCGGACATCGCCAAAGCGATCCGCAGACCGATCACGGACGTGGAAGCACGGATCAAGAAAATGGTCGACATGGAAGTTTTGGCGACCGGAAGGGGCGGAGGATTGCGTCCGACACGCCCGGTGAGTGAAATCGTGGACGAACCATCACGCACACGGTTTGAAATCCGTTATTCCTATGAATGGAAACCGGAGGTTCCGCAATCGCAACGCAACACCGAAGAACATCCATCCCGTCCGTTCTGCGTGAAATTGATGGATCTCGATCGATACTGGACACGCCGCGAAATCGAAACGCTTTCCCAACGCCTCGGGTATTCCGTGTTCGACCGTGGCGGCGGTTGGTGGGGTCAAGGCGTCGGGAAACCCGCGTCGCCGTCATGTCGGCATGAATGGAGATCAAACGTTGTAATCCGCAAAAAGAAATAAGATGCGAAAAATACTTTTCATATCCCCGGCCACAATAAAAGAGCGCACCGGATTACACGCAAACGTTGACGAAAAGTTGGTCAACCCGGAAATAATGACGGCGCAAGATATGTTCATCCATCCGGCATTGGGAACGGGGTTATACACGCGATTGCAAGACGGCATCGAGAACAACAATCTCACCGACAAGGAACAAGACTTACTCGACACGTACATCACGCCCGCGCTTGTTTATTACACATTGGCCGAGTTGCCGATGGGAATGTCGTTTCAATTCTACAACAAAGGGGTGATCCGGAAAACCGGAACCGACCAAACGGAACCGAACGTTCAAGAGTTGATCGAGGTCGCCAATCGCTACAAAGCACGTGCGGAGTTCTACGCCAACCGGATGATATTGTACGTCAAGGAAACCGCGTCGAAAGGTGTGTATTTTCAGGAGTACATCAACCCGGGAACGGGGGTCGACATCATTCAACCGGAGCGGCAAGTTTACGCATCGACGGTATATCTCGGTCACGACAAGCATTGCCCGAAAACCTACGAACAAAAGTACCAAGGCGACTCTCCGAATTGCTGCGATTGATGAAGGGAAACAAAACATATTCCGTTAAGAATCAGGAACGCCTCCGGGCGTACTTGCGTAAAATTGAAAGCGATGACGTTAAAACAAGTGATCGACACAATACAGCGGCTCGGGGAATCTCACGAAATGATCCAAACGACGTACAACGGCGCGGTAATGGATCGACTCGCAATCGGGGACGTTAAATATCCTTTGTTCACGTTTGACGCTACAACCGGATCGCTTTCCGTTGGATCAATGTCGATACCGTTTCAAATGTTTTTCATTGATCGCCTTGTTGCGGATCTGGAAAACGAGCGAGAGATTCAATCGCAAATGCTATCCGTGGCGCAAGACATCATCGCACAATTAAGGTATCCGGGATTCGAGTTCACCGTGGGCAATTCGAGCGATATCACTTTCATAACCGATACGACGCCGGATCTACTCGCCGGAGTTACTGCCCGCGTGTTCATCGATATACCTTACGCCGCGGATCGTTGTCAAGTTCCGTCCGATTTTATATTTTAAGGGATGCTAACAAAACGCATAAATCAACTCGATGAACGCACGCCGACGCTGACCGATCTGATGATCGTCGGAGATCCGCTTACGGGGTATTCCTACAAAGCGAACATCGCGGACATCATTACGTTCATCTCCGCGAACATCGGCACCGTGAAAAAGCGGTTCATCGTTGGCGACGTTGGTTATCCCGGTGACGGTGACACGACATGGACGGACGCGGATTTCGAGGATGCAACGGTATGGCTATATCGTAACTCCATTTTATCGGATTGGGCGGATCCCGGCGACGGGTCGTCTTATCACACGCAATCCGGCGACACAATCACATTTTCAACCGCGCTCGCATTGGGCGAAAAAATTCAAGCACTCGTAATAAAAATATGAAACGATTACTTTTCATCATCGCGGCATTATTCGCGACCGCTCAATCGCAAACCATCCAGACGATCGGCGCACCGACGACGACCGTCGTATCCCGTGGAAACTTTCGCACGGATTCTATTTTTTATCTTCCGAAGCGTCAAAAGTTGCCGACGGATTCCGGAGCGGTACGTTATCAAATCTCCGATTCATCGGTGTATTATTGGACGGGTTCCCAATGGCGAAGGTTGGGCGTTCACATCGATACGGCTGCAATGTTGTTGCCCTACCTACGCGATGCGGATACGACCGCAATGCTTTCCCCATACCTCAAAGAATCCGACACGGTATGGCTTTCAAATCGCATCAACCTGAAAGTAAACATCGCGGACACATCTTCGATGCTGAATCCTTACGTTCGTGGTTCAGGCACTGCAAACTACTTACCTAAATTAAACGCATCACGTTCGATTATCGACTCCAAAGTTTACGAGGTCAATACTAACCTTCTATTCAATACCACCACGCCATCAGTCACGGCATCCGGGTATGGCACATTTGATTTGAATGGTTCTACGGCCTCACTACTCGCATTTAAAAAGGGTGACACATCACGCGGTTACATTGGCCACAATGGTGCGACGATGGACATAAATAATACCCAAGCCGGAGATATACGATTTTACACATCATCAACACTGCGAGGTCGTTTTCAGACTGACGGAACGTTTCGCCTTAATAGTTTAACGGGTACGGGTAATCGTATTGTAACGGCTGACGCAAATGGTGTACTATCTGCAACATCATCTGCTACGGGATTAGTTGACACTACGGTATTATCTACAAGAGCATGGAGACAAAAAGGTGACGATAGTTTAGGTGCAATCATCGCAACGAAAGGAAGCGGTACGGTGACAAGTGTCGCAACGGGATACGGCTTATCCGGTGGCACAATCACCACCACGGGAACGATTATTGCTGATTCCAACTTTGTCGCATCACGTTTGAGAGTGGGCAAGGTCGTAGATTCATTGTCATTAGTGAAGCAAAACGTACTAACGAATCCCGTCACGGGAACGGGTACGACTAACTATGTGCCGAAGTTTACCGGGACATCAACCATTGGGAATAGTCAGATATTTGATAACGGTACAAATGTTGGTATTGGGGTTACGAATCCTGACGGTGAATTGGAATTATTAGGTGGAACATTAACTGCGGGAACGGTTGGAACTTATGCACTTATTTTAGGGAATAGTTCAAGGCAGATAATGTCATTTGGTACAGATGCAAATTATGGATATATACAAACATGGGGTGCAAGAAATCTGAATCTTAATAGTCAAGGCAATAACACAATTATTAATAGCGGAAGCGGTAAAGTATTAATTGGCACCACCACCGACGCCGGGGATTACAAACTCCAAGTTTC